GTTAGCAATACAAAAACTATTAGTAGGCGTGTCCGTAGCTTGGTCGGCTGCTGCTATGTTGTTTAAGGTGAAGGTATTGCTGTTACCACTTGAGTCTGCACCTAGTGATGCAGAGTCATCAAAGTTTAAATAAAATCCATTAGTGCCATAAGACCCTGCGTAGGCTTTGGGTTTCCAGATACCACTATCTTCATCGTATTCACCAAAGTCTGTAGGTGCTAATGCTTGACCATTTACATAATTTATTTCGGTGATATATCCTGCATAAAAATCTGAAGAACCATCTCCTCTTTGACCAATATAATGTGCTGAACTATTACCTATTTCCTCATCATTGTTTTGGCTTGGGTATGTCGTTTGGTCAAAGCTATCCTCTAAAACTCCATTTGTATAAATTTTAACCCTATTGGCAGCAGTTCCTTGTGTTGTGTCAAACACAACTAAAATATGATAGAAGGCTGAAGTATCTCTATACAATCTATTTGTTCTTACATTGACTGTTGTACTTCCACCCACCTTTCCAAAAACCTGTATTTTATACTGACTAAAAGCTATCTTTAATCTGTTGTTTACATCAGGATAAGCACTTATTAAAGCTCCACCATTTGAAGAAAATAATTCAGTTTTTTTAATCCAACAACTGTAAGACCAAGTTTTTCTATTACCAGCACTACCAAAAGTTTTATTAAAAAATTCAGAATTATCAGGCTCAAGTTTTATAGAGTTATCAATATCAAACCCAGTAGATATGCTTCCACGATTAGCTGTTCTTTGTAGAACTTCCATATTAAGTTTGTGCCATGTTCTGTACTCTGCCAATCTCTTGCCATACAGAGCCGTTGTATCTGAATGAGAAGATGTCTGTTTTGTTGGCTGATGCAGTCACTGTAGGAGCTGTACTTGCAGCAAATTCAAACACTGTGTTCCAAGCCACTGTACGGGCTGTACCACCTTGTGCAAGTTCTACAGAGATGATTGCACCTTCTACAGCATTACTTGGTGCTGAGAAAGTCGTGTTCTCTGTAGTTACATGATAAGCGTTAGCTGCTGCTGCTGAATCCCACGCTACTGCTGCTGAACTAGAGGTGATTGCTACTTGAGTTATTTTTGCTGAAGTTGCTGCTGTAACTACACCAGAAAAAGATGCTGTTGCAAAAGTTGTTGGTGTAATGTTTGCTGTTCCATCAAAACTTACGCCACCAATAGTTCTTGCAGTTGCAAGTGCTGTGGCTGTAGCTGCATTTCCTGTGGTAGAACCTGAAGATCCTGAACAGTTACCTGTAACATTTCCTGTTAATGGCCCTGCAAAAGCATCTGAGGTTACAGTTCCGTCAAAGTAAGCATTTTTAAATTCTAATGAAGCTGTACCCAGGTCAACATCGTTGGTTGTAATGGGTGCGATGACTCCGTCTGCAAAAGTTACTTGACCAGTTCCGCCTGCTGTAAATGCTAGTGTATCTGCTGCGCTAAAATATAAACCACAGTTAGTATCGCCTGTATTAGTAAGTGCTGGAGCTGATGCAGATCCATCTGTTATAGAAACCACTCCACCAAAAGTTACTGCACCCATTGATACAGCAGTTCCGCCTGATGCAAAAATTGCATCAACTGTATCTAAGTCAGTATTTATCTTTGTTCCCCAGGTATCAGTAGATGCACCGACCTCGGGTTTGGTTAAGTTTAAATTCGTTGTAAATGTATCTGCCATAAAAAATTACCTGTTTTAAGCTGCTATATCAGTCCAATTCGTTGTTGATGGTGTCTGATTTGTCCAAGTTGTTGTAGCTGGAGTTTGATTAGTATAAGTCGTAGTCGCTACAGTCTGGTCATTCCATTTTAAGCCACCTTCCGCCGAAAATCCACTTAATTCTGCTATGGTTGATGCTCCGCCATGTGTTTTATTTGCATTGGCACTAAATGCACTTGTCTGTGCAATCGTTGCAAAACCAGCCAATGAGAATACTGGAACACCACTCATACCAGAAGTTTGCGCCAGGGTTGCAGAGCCTAAATGGATTAGAACACAATCAGCACTAAACCCACTTGTCTGAGCTAGGGTTGCTGATCCGTCTTTTACTATTTCTCCAGCACTTGTCATACCAGAGGTTTGAGCAATCGTTGATGCTCCTAAATGTAAGATACCACCTGTAGCAGTAAAGCTAGAGGTTTGCGCTATGGTAGCTGATGCCAGGTCAATTAATTGTGCTGATGCACTAAAGCCTGATGTTTGTGCTGATGTGGCTGAACCAAGAGATACAATTTGACCTGCTGCGCTAAACCCACTTGTTTGTGCAGATGTTGATTGGCCAAGTAATACTAAAGTACCAGTAGAAGTAAATGCGCTGGTTTGTGCTGATGTTGCAGACGCACTAAGAAGAACGCTAGATGAGGCTGTTACACCTGATGTTTGAGCTATTGTTGCGGATGCAGTTTCGTATTGAGGATTGCCATATGCAGCTATCCCGTAGTTATAAGCACCATAGCCTACTGAGGCCATGTTATTAAGCTAAAGTTACGTCTAGTTCACCAGCATTGAATCTGAAAACATCACCACTTGTTACTGCTTTTGATGTTGTCAAAGCAGCCCAAGCCATTAAGTTTCCACTTGATGATGCGTCAAAAATTCCAACATGAGTTACAGTTCCCCAAGATCCAGTAGCAGTTACAAATTCTACTGCTGCGCCATTGGTTGCTGTTGTTGGAGAAGTTCCTGATACAGTCATTGCTGCCATGCTTTTACGAGCATAAGAACCGCCAGAACACTCTGTTCCGCCACCTGTGTCAGATGGTGCTGCGGTAAATAAGCCTACATATAAAGTGGTTGGTGCTGTATAAGCAGTACCACCAAATACATGATCTAAAACTTTATCTTCTAAATAATCACTAAATCCTGCCATTCTATTCTCCTAATTAATTGTTCGCCCAGTAATAAGTTCTTTTACCAGCTTTTCCGTAAGTTTTTCTTCTCTGCATTAAAGAGCCTTTTCCAAATGCAGCCTTCTCTTGTTCTAATCTTATTTCTTCCAATGCTTTTTCAAACTGATTGGTAAATAAAGGGATTCTGTCATCTTCCATTAAAAATATACTGGCGTGTTTTAATGCACCATATAAATAAACGTCTGGATGATCCGTTGAAACAAAGTTAGTTGCATTAGAATCACTTAACGCATTTATTTTAGCATAGTAAGTGAGCTGTAGGGTATAAGAACTGTCAGGAGTTGGTGCTAATTCTATTGAATCATCTACCATTGCATAGTAGACAGGTTGACCAACTGCATTGTTATTTGCTTTTCTATAAACATCTAAACTTTCGATAGATTGTTGAAACAATGGTGAAAAGTTATTAGATGTAATTTCTATATTGATGGCTTCTTGCCAATCTGTCGGTACAGTTAAGTATTGGCTATCTGCTGTTGCAGTAGCTCTTTTAATCATTTCTTTTGTGCGTAATCTTCTATTGAGTTCAGCTTCAGTGCTGTCAATAAAGGTGTCAATGTATGACGTTAAATCTGAACGATTTAAGTAATTTGCGATATTAGTTTTTAATTCTGCATAAGTCATACTTTACCTTGCCAAGTTCTAAATACATTATTGTCTGGGTTGTTTAGCCACTTCTTCCACGCTGCTCTGTCTCTATCCCAGCCCTCTCGGACTGCTTTTTGATAAACGACCATTGGAACTTCAGCGATGTGTCGCATATCCTTTCCAGGTTTAGGTGTATTATCTCTAAGTTTCTTAACGTGGTCAATGACGGGATTGACATCTTGAGTTGTGTGGTAAACAAGCTTGTCATCTTCGGTAATAAACTCTGACTTATAGCCAGTTTTATGATCGGTAACAGTTCGTTTTATTGGCATAAATAAAAAGGCGGGTGGCTTTTACACCACCCTAAATCTAACTAACTTATGAAGTTGTTAAATCAACGACCGCTCCATGAGCAGCTTCGTTGCTCACTTCGAGACCATACTCAACAACAAGGAGCTTGGTGACAGCGTCACCTATTGTTCCAATGTCAATTGCTTCAAAGTCTCTTAGGTAAGAAACTTTTGCAAAGTCAGGATCTACTAATAATAGTGATCTTTCTCTGCTGAAGTTAGATGGAACGATTTTTAGCTCTCCAAAGTCTGAAGAATAAATAGAAACACTAGCTTCTACTGTAGTAGCGTCAACAAACTGTCTTGCTTGTGATCTACCAGTAAAACCTGAGATTTTTCCTTTATTAACAGGCCCACAGATTGCCATTGAAGGCTCTCCACCATTAGAGAAACAAGACTGTAAAGCAGTTTTTAAAAGTGCTTCAGTCAAAGCTCTTTGAGTTCCGTCTGTTGGAGCTGTTCCGCCGCCAGTAGGAGTTGATCCTGCTGCGTTGTTTACATTAGAACTTACCCAAGACTCAAAACCACCAGTTACACGAGCTGCTGTTGCAGAACCAGTTGTTTTTGCGCCTTTTTGACAGAGAGCTGTTTCCATATCTCTTTTAAGTGCTTTAGACATAATAGCAAGTTGATGAGCCATTTCTGACTTTTTACCTGCTGGATCACTAGCTTGTTGAGAGCCAGTTACAGTTGCGTCTCTTTTAGAGATCATTGCTACGTTGCTATTTCTAACAGTAGCAGTTGATGCTGCTCTTGAGAGTTCAAAACCCTCAAGATTACCAGCTCCACTTGGAGTTGGTAGAGATTCAGTTTGCCAATCAAAAACTACGTTCTTAATTGAGTTTTTTCCGATTGATGACATAAACGGGGTTGTCTGAGGAGAGATGTTATAAATAACATTACTTAACTGTTCTCTATCAGAGGTTGCTGTATACGTATCAAATGCGTTTGTAATCTTCGCCATGATATTTTCCTATATTAAAAAGTTTAAATTATTTGTTCAAATAGTTTAGCTGCATCCTGGACTTTTCCAGTTTTAGCTAAAGTTTGACGCGCTCTTTTCAAAGGTGCTGAAGTTTTCGGTGCATTTGAAGTGCCAGGTCTTGCTGTACGAGCCACTGCCTTCTTTTCAGTCGGCTTTTTCTTGGTCGCTTCTACTGTCTTTTGTTGTAACCAAGCATTTCTTAAACCGAGTAAAACTCGATAATCATATACTGAGTCCATCTCTTGGGCTGAATAGCCTAAGACACTAATCCCATATTCACGAATTGCTAGTTTTTCTTTTCCAGCTACTTCGTTATTTTGCCATTCTGGAATTTGTTGTAGCAACTGTTGGTTTCCGTAATCAACAAACTCTGCGAGTTTCTTTTGCTGTTCAACTTGGGCCTCTTGATGAGTCCTTTGTTGTTCAGCTTGTACGGATTGCAACTTTTGCTTCTTCTCATTCCAAATGTCCTTTTCTCGGACATAAGCAATAGGATCTGCTTCGTATAAAGCGTTCCAATCTGGTTCGTTAGCTAACTCACCCTTCAATGTTGCCTCTAACTTTGGCAGCAACTGAGAATAAATTGCGTCTTTTTGCGCTAACTCTTGTTGTTGGTTCTCAATAGTTTTTCTCTGTTGAGCCAATTCTTGCGTTTTGCGCGTATAGTCTTGTTGTCGACTGTATCCACTTTGGAGTTCTTCGAGGGTAACGTCTTTATCTTCACCATTAACACTAATGGTGTAGAGTTGAGGTTCTTCGGACTCCAAGTTTTCTACTTGATCTTCCTCTGACTGTTCTTCTTCTTCGTAGTCATCATCTTCAGATTCATCTTCCTCAATCAATTCTTCGATCTCTTGGTCGATTGCCTCTTCAGTAACTTCTACTGGTGCTTCTTCTTGTGATTCTACTGGTACTTCTTCTTGAGGAGTCAGTAGAGCTTCCATTGAATGAGCTGCTTTTTCCATGTTCGATTGTAAAGCAGTCGGTTTTTCCGTTGTTGCCATGATTTACCTAAAATGTTAAAAACTTAATTTTATCAGCTTTTTTGTGCAAATTGCACACTTTTTACACAACTTTATGTAATCTGCTGAGTTGAGATTTTGTGATCTTGCCTTTCTCTATAATGATGCGTAGATGTTTTTCTACTTCGGGAAGCAATTTGATTGCTTTGTGGAGTGCTTCTCTGTCGGTTACATCTTCTGCTTTGGTTAACAACCAAATATTAATGTATTCGTCTTTGAGGTGTTCTATAGCGTTTTTGAATGTTTCGCTATTTAAAATTAATTCAGCTTCGTTGGATTTTAAGATTTCTTCTTGTGATGCCATTATCTTAGAAAACTTCTGACGTTATTATAACCACCAAAGTTTTGTATTGGTGATGAAACAGGTGTTGGATCTAAAATTTCTTTTATTAACTGATCGTTATAATCTTGCATTGAAACTGATGGCATTGGCTCATTTGGAATAAATGGCATACCAATTGGAGTTGTCGGCAAGTCTTGTAAAGATACAACTGGAGTTTCAGGTACAAAATAAGGTGGCATTGGATCAACTGGTACATCTACTGGTTGAGGTATTGGATCAATCTCTGTTGGTGCATAAGGTGTTGATCCTGGTGTTGGCGCATAAGGCGTTTGATCAGGCGATTCTTCTCCTTCGGGAGTGCTTGGTGTATTTAATGGATTTGAAGGAAAATCAGGAATAGGAACTTCATCAAAAGTACCTGTTTCTTGGTTCCATACTTGCATTGTGGTTTGTGGTTCTGAGGGTGCTGACGGAGTTGGTACAGGTTGATCTATGGCATATTTGCTATATACATCATTTGCCATCATTTGTTGAAAATTTTCAGGACTTCTAATTGTTGACCCATCACTTTCTATTTCCATTGGTGTGTATGCCCCACCAGTTCCAATAACACCAAACATATTGTAAAGCTCTTTAAATCTAGCTTCTTCTTGCTTTTGTTTTTCTCTACCTTCAGGTGATAATCTGTATTGAACCCTACTTCTTTGCTGCAATTTATCAAATAAACTTAAATACTCGTCGTATTGACCTTGAAGTGCTTGTTGCCTTTTAGGACTATCGGTGTACATTGATAAGCCTGTTGCATCAGGATTTATTACATTTAAAAATCCAGTTGATGCTGGAGCATTTGGTCTAACAAAATTTGGATCAAAATAAGGTTCTAATACAGCATTTGGTGTTGTATCTACTGGTATATCTACTGGTATATCTACATTCTGATTAGGCGTAAAAGGATTGAATGAAAAATCTATGGCTGATGATCCTGTGCTTGGTAAATTGTTTGCTGGTGGAGTAAATGGAATATCAAATAAAGTTGGCTGTAAATCATCTATTGCCATAGGTTCACCATCAATAAATGGATCAAATGAAACGCCCATATTATTAGGTAAGTTTGCATTAAATAAGTCTGATAAGTTTTTAAGAGACTCTGCATTTGTAATCATTGGTGTGTATCTTTCTGGTGTGGTTACTCCTGGTGGAGCATAGGGCATTTGATTATCTATTGTTAATGGATTGCCTTGAGTCGGTGCGCTTGGCATAACTGGTACTGGCCCAGCATTGTAAAATCTACTTTGTGTATAGCCTTCTGGTCTTTCCATTGAGTAACTTACGCCTGGTGCAATCATACCTGGTACGTTTTGACCACCAGCGATTGATTGTGCGTATTGTTGACCGCTTGAATAACCCATGCCTTGGTTAGCATTGCCACCAATCATATCTAAAAGGTTTTGTAAGTCTTGGTTCATAAGTTTAATAGTTTATCAATTTTTTCGTCTATTTTGTCGAATCTATCAAAGATTCTATCCATGTCTTTGTGTAGCTCTGCTTTGGTTACATACTTAGTTGGCAACTCTTCTCTTGTTTTATTAACAAGAATATCAACTCTTTTAACTTCTTGAGAGTTAGACCTAATATTTGTAATGATTGGTATATACACCAATGTTATGAGGGCATTCCACAAGATCCATGGAGAGAGTTCCATTAGTTTTTTATTAGCTTTTTTAGAGCTTCCCATCTGTCAGGTTGGAAGTGTCTAATACATAGACCTGTTCCTGTTACTATTATCGCTGTCCAAAATAAAAATTCCATAATTGTTTCCTTAATAACTCCATATCCAAGGTCTAGGTCTTGTTACTTGATGTGTCGATACATCTAAATGAATAAACCTATTGTCGCCTTTTTGT